CCACTGCCCTTTGACGTAACGCCAGAGGAGGCAGAAGGTTTTCGTGAGCGAGCCAAAGCCGCTTGCGCCACTATCCTAGAACTCATAGACTCCGGTGCCAATGTAAAAGCCGATGAGGAAGACTCTGTTGTAGCCCACCAGATAGCGACCACGGGCAACTTCGTACCATCTAAAACACCTCCCGGTGCCATCCTAAAACTAGAAGCCCTGCTGGATCATTACGACCACGAGTTTCTGGAAGTCAACCGTAAGATCCAAAATCTTGTAACAAATAAATTGTTAGAAGAGACAGAAAACGAGGATGCCAAGGTTAGGCTCAAGGCGCTGGAATTGCTGGGTAAGCGTAAGGGGGTACAACTCTTTACTGACCAGATCGAAGTGACCGTGAAACAAAAGCCCATAGAGGAAATTGAGAAGGAACTTGGTTCTTTGTTGGAACGCTACATGGGTCCTGTGGAACAAGCAGTAAAAGACGACATACAAGATGTTGAGGTAAAAGAGGTCAAGCCAGACGAGAACATAATCCCCGACGACGATGAGTTGGACGCCCTGCTGGGGCTAAAAGATAAGGAGGGCGACGGTGAATCAGAACCGCCTGCAAGCACTCCTCAATAACAAGAGCACCCTAAACCAACTGCCTCTCAGTGTAAAAGCCAAGATTTATGAGTTGGTTGAGGAGTTAGAAGAGCGCAAGAGCGCGGAACAGGCACAGAAGTCCTTTATGGCATTTGTCCGTAAGGTCTGGCCTTCGTTTATACATGGGGCGCACCACGCCAAGATGGCTGAGGCGTTCGAGCGGGTGGCTGAGGGGAAGATAAAGCGGCTGATTATCAATATGCCACCCCGGCACACCAAGTCTGAGTTTGCTTCCTACCTGCTCCCGGCTTGGTTTCTAGGTAAATTCCCTAACAAAAAGGTCATTCAGACCAGCCACACTGCCGAATTGGCTGTGGGATTTGGACGAAAGGTGCGAAATCTTGTCGATCAGGACACGTATAGAGAGATTTTCCCGGGGGTTGGCCTACAAACAGACTCTAAGGCTGCTGGCAGGTGGGCGACTAACAAGGGTGGAGACTATTTTGCTATCGGTGTCGGTGGTGCTGTTACGGGTAAAGGTGCCGACATCCTTATTATCGACGATCCGCACTCTGAGCAAGAGGCTGCGCAGGCGGAAGTAAACCCAGAAATCTACGATAAGACCTACGAGTGGTACACATCAGGCCCTCGGCAGCGTCTTCAGCCGGGTGGAGCGATCATAGTTGTGATGACTCGGTGGAGTAAAAAGGATCTGACGGGTCAAGTGCTCAAGGCAGCAAGCCAAAGGTCGGGTGAGGAGTGGGAAGTCATCGAATTTCCGGCGATTTTGCCCAGCGGCAAGCCGTTGTGGCCTCAGTTCTGGCCTAGAAAAGAGTTAGAAGCCCTCCAAAAGGAACTACCCCACGGCAAGTGGATGGCTCAGTACCAGCAGCAGCCTACAAGTGACTCCACAGCCATTGTAAAACGCGAATGGTGGCAGATTTGGGAGGATGACGAGGCGCCGGGCTGTGAATTTACCCTGATGTCGTGGGATACGGCCTTTGAGAAGAACAACCGGGCAGACTATTCAGCCTTAACCCACTGGGGGGTCTTTTATCACCCGGATGAAACGGGGCTGATGCAGGCAAACATCATACTTTTGAACGCTTTTCGGGAGCGTATGGAGTTCCCAAAACTGAAGCAGACGGCTATTGACCAATATAAAGAGTGGGAGCCAGACAGCGTAATTATTGAGAAGAAAGCCTCTGGGGCGCCCCTGATTTACGAGATGCGGGCAATGGGAATTCCTGTTCAGGAGTTCACTCCAAGTAAAGGTAACGATAAAATTTCAAGACTTAACGCCGTGTCAGACATATTTGCAAGTGGTAGAGTGTGGGCACCGAACACACACTGGGCGGAGGAAGTAATCGAGGAGGTTGCAAGTTTTCCTGCCGGGGAGCATGATGACTATGTTGACTCTGTATCCCTCGCGTTGATGAGATTTCGCAAGGGTGGGTATATCCGTACCCTGTTAGACGAAGAAGATGAATTACCTTCGTTTAGGCGGAAGTTTGAGGGGTACTACTAATGTTGGTTGGGATACCCGAGATATTGTGTGATTTGGCGGTTAAGGATTTTGTGACGGTTAGTCCTATGGATGCGGGTATAAAAGACAATACCTTAATAAACCATAAGATTAGAAATACAACGATTCGTTTTATAGAAGAGAACCACTGGATGACTGGAGTTATGTACCACATTGGGCTACAGGCAAATAAGTTCCATGATTGGAACTTAGATGTGGAATCCTTTCAACAGATTCAGTATGCCGAATATGAAGATGGGCAGCATTACAATTGGCATATAGATACATTTCTTCTTTCTGGGCAACCATTGGATCGAAAAATTACGGCAATTTGTTTGTTAAATGACCCCCAAGAATTTGAAGGTGGTGAGTTGCAGATTAAAGAGGAAGTCATTCCGCTTAAAAAAGGATCTGTAATTGCGTTTCCTTCGTTTTATCCACACCGCGTAACTTCGGTTACAAAAGGTATTCGTAGGTCTGCGACCCTTTGGATTACAGGCCCAGCGTTTAGATAAGGACAGAATATGGCAATTGACAAAGCAATAGGACAAGCCCCGATGGGGTTGGATGAAAATTTACTGCTCGGGCAAGAAATGGAGCCTGATATTGAAATTGAGATAGAAGATCCCGAACGGGTAAGTATTGGCATCGACGGTAAGCCCATACTGGAGATTGAGGAAGTAGAAGTTGAAGACGATTTCAACGCCAACCTCGCTGAAGAGATGGACGAGGAAGAGTTAACGCAGTTATGCGGTGATCTAATTGGCGAGTTTGAAGAAGATACATCGAGTCGCAAGGACTGGATGCAGACATACGTAGATGGCCTAGAGTTGCTGGGCATGAAGATTGAGGATCGCACCGAGCCTTGGCCCGGGGCTTGTGGTGTGCACCACCCGCTATTAAGTGAGGCTCTCGTCAAGTTCCAAGCCGAGACGATCATGGAGACCTTCCCAGCGCAGGGGCCGGTCAAGACTCAGATTATTGGTAAAGAGACACCAGAGAAGAGAGAAGCAGCCCTCCGTGTAAAAGATGACATGAACTATCAACTAACCGATGTGATGGTCGAGTATCGGCCTGAGCACGAGCGGATGTTGTGGGGCTTGGGTCTGGCTGGTAATGCGTTCAAGAAAGTTTATTACGACCCCTATCTTGAGCGTCAAGTATCTCTGTTTGTACCTGCTGAGGACGTTGTGGTTCCGTATGGGGCGTCTAATTTAGAGAACGCCGAGCGTGTAACCCACGTGATGCGTAAGACGGAAAATGAACTGCGCAGGTTACAGGTAGCAGGTTTTTATGCAGATGTAGAACTTGGTGATCCAGTTGAAGCATTCGACGAGGTTGAAAAGAAAATCGCTGAGAAGATGGGCTTCCGTGCCTCATCTGATGACCGATACAAGATACTTGAGATGCACGTTGACCTCGATCTACCCGGATACGAGGACAAAGACGACGATGGGGAGCCGACGGGCATTGCTCTGCCTTACGTTGTTACTATTGAAAAAGGTACGCAAACAGTCCTAGCAATCCGCCGGAATTGGAACCCAGATGATGATACTAAGCAAAAGCGCAATCATTTTGTCCATTATTCATACATCCCGGGATTTGGTTTCTACGCTTTTGGTCTCATTCATCTTATTGGCGCTTTTGCTAAGTCTGGCACTTCTATTATTCGCCAACTTGTTGACGCAGGTACTCTCTCGAATCTCCCCGGAGGATTCAAAACAAAAGGTCTTCGGGTTAAGGGTGATGACACGCCGATTTCTCCGGCAGAATTCCGAGATGTAGATGTAGCCTCCGGCACGATCAAAGATAACATCATGACGCTCCCATACAAGGAGCCGTCGCAGGTGTTGTACAGTCTACTGGGCACCATAGTTGAAGAAGGTCGTAGATTTGCTAGTGCAGCAGATCTGAAGGTATCCGACATGAGTGCTCAGTCCCCTGTAGGGACGACGTTGGCTATATTAGAGCGGACGTTAAAAGTGATGAGCGCTGTCCAAGCGCGGATTCACTACAGCATGAAGCAGGAGTTCAAACTCCTTAAAACGATTATCCGCGACTACACCCCCGAGGATTACTCGTATGAACCGGTAGAAGGCCCACCACGGGCTAAGAAGTCGGACTACGATCAGGTCTACGTTATCCCTGTAAGTGACCCCAACGCGGCAACCATGTCGCAGAAGGTTGTCCAATATCAAGCAGTGATGCAGTTGGCCCAGCAGGCTCCTCAGTTATATGACTTGCCATACCTACATCGGCAGATGCTTGAGGTCCTTGGGATCAAGAACGCTTCTAAGTTAGTACCGATGGAAGACGACGAGAAGCCACGCGATCCAGTCTCTGAGAACATGGACATTCTTACTGGCAAGCCGGTCAAGGCATTTATTTACCAAGACCACGAGGCGCATATCGTTGTCCATATGTCTGCTATGCAAGATCCAAAAATTCGTCAAATGGTTGGTCAGTCACCGATGGCTAATCAGATGATGGCTGCAATGGCTGCGCACATTCAAGAACACGTGGCCTTTGAGTACCGTCGTCAGTTGGAAGAGCAACTTGGCGTACCCTATCCGGCGCCAGACCAAGATATGTCGGAGGATATGGAAGTACAGATTTCTCGTTTGGCAGCAGCAGGAGCGCAAAAACTTCTCGCACGCAACCAAGCCGAGGCAGCACAGCAGCAGGCACAACAGGTCGCACAAGACCCAATCGTGCAGATGCAACAAGCAGAATTGGCTCTCAAACAGGCCGAACTGCAACGCAAGTCCACTAAAGATCAGTTGGATGCCGCCGCAAAGGCAGACCAACTTGAGATTGAGAAACAACGGATTGAGGCACAGAAAGAGATTGCAGGTATGCAAGTTGGTGCTAAGACCGCAAAAGATAAAGCCGACCTAGATGCCAAGATGGAGTTAGAAGGTATAAGACTCGGCTCACAAATCGCTCAACAAAGGGCGCAAGGTTCCAAACCACCAAAGAAAGGCAATGAATGAGTAATGACCTACTTAAGTATCTTTCAGACAAGATACGAGAGGAAATGAAAGTAATTGAAAACGACACCGTTCTAGGTAATGCCAAAGATTTTGGGGCGTATCAATACGCTTGTGGTATTTACCGTGGACTTTTGATCGCAAACAATATTCTTATTGAAACAAAAGAAAGGATGGAAGACTCTGATGAGTGAACTATTAATCGGCACAAACCCCGATGACCCAAACGAGGCAACAGTACTACCCGACACTGACGATAGAAAAGCCAAGCAGTTACCGGATCCCTCGGGATACCGCATTTTGTGTGGAATTCCTAACATCGAAGAGCAGTACGAAAGCGGGATTCTTAAATCTGACCTAACTCTCCAGCATGAAGAACTGCTAACTACAGTCCTTTTTGTCGTAAAGATGGGGCCAGATTGCTATAAGGACGCCGCGAGGTTCCCAAGTGGGCCTTGGTGTAGGGAAGGGGACTTTATTCTCGTGCGCCCCCACGCAGGTACGCGGCTAAAGATTCATGGTCGTGAGTTCCGCATCATCAACGATGATTCTGTCGAGGGAGTGGTTGAAGACCCCCGTGGAATCAGCCGCAAATAGGAGTAAAAACATGGCTGAAGAGCAGAAGAAAGACGACTTTGAGTTTGAAGTAGAAGGTGACGATAAGGGTAAACCCGTAGAAAAAGAAGTAGAGGCTAAGGGAAAACCCGAAGTTGACATCGAAATTCAGGATGACACGCCAGAGGAAGACCGTAATAGAACGCCGCTCCCCAAGGAAATTGTCCAAGAATTAGAGGCAGACGAGTTAGAGGACTACTCTGACAAAGTAAAAATTCGTCTGAAGCAGATGAAAAAGGTTTGGCACGACGAGCGCCGGGCCAAAGATGAAGCCGCAAGGGAGCGTGAAGAGGCTTTAGCCTTTGCTAGAAACGCCCTTGAGGAGAATAAACGCCTGAAATCTAGGTTGACTGAGGGGGAAAAATCCTTCCTCGATACAGCCAGAGGGGCGGCAGAACTTGAGATGGAGATGGCTAAACGTGCCTACAAAGAGGCATACGAGGCCGGGGATTCAGACAAGGTGGTAGAGGCGCAAGCCAAACTATCAGAAGTAAATTTTAAACTTCAGCGCATAAAAGATTACAAACCCTCTTTACAAGCGCCCGAAATTGAAGTAAATAGTAACCAGCAGCAACAGGTACAAGTGCCTCGTCCAGACCAAAAGACACTTGCGTGGCAAGAGCGCAATACGTGGTTTGGTGTAGACGAGGAAATGACAAGCCTTGCACTTGGCTTGCATCAGAAATTAGAGAAACAGTACGGTAAAGGCTTTGTAGGTACTGACGAATACTGGGACCGTGTGGACACAACCATACGGAAACGCTTCCCCGAACAATTCGAGGAAGAAGAGATTAAAACGACGAACGGGGGCGGCAAGCCCGTTACGCGCACCGAAAAACCTGCCACAGTGGTTGCTCCGGCATCGCGTAGCACATCCTCCAAAAAGATAGTGCTTAAGCAATCTCAGTTGACGATTGCGAAAAAATTGGGTTTAACCCCTGAGCAATATGCTCGGGAATTTGCGAAGACAATGGAGAACTAAAATGGCAGAAAATAGACTTGCACGCGAACTTGAAAACCGATCAAACGTAGAGCGCCCAAAGGCTTGGATGCCTGCTTCAGCATTACCGGAGCCAGACAAACAGCCGGGGTACGAATATCGTTGGATTCGGGTTGCATCAATGGGACAGTCCGACGCCAAGAACGTTTCCGCTAAAACGCGGGAAGGGTGGGAGCCTGTACGAATTGAAGAGCAGCCTAAGTTCCAGATGTTGGTTGATCCTAATAGTCGTTTTAAGGACAACATTGAAGTAGCCGGACTGTTACTCTGCAAGATCCCTGAAGAATTTATGGCTCAGCGTAAGCAGCACTACGCAAAGGCCGCTAGAGACAACATGGAAGCCGTAGATAACACGTTCATGAGAGAGAATGACCCGAGGATGCCGCTCTTTAAAGAGCGTTCTTCCAAAACGTCGTTCGGTAAAGGTAAATAAACTTTTAACGAGGTTAAAAAATGGCATATCCCACCGTATCAGGCCCTTATGGGCTTATTCCGATCAATTTGATCGGCGGTCAGGTGTTTGCTGGTGCTACTCGTCAGATCCCCATCGGTACAGGTGAGGCAACCGCTATTTTCTTTGGCGACGTTGTTAACCTAAACGGTGGCGGTAATGTGACAAAGTTGACCACCACGGACTCTGGCTCCGCAGTTGGTGTTTTCCTTGGTTGCACCTATGTCGATCCGACATTTGGCTTGACCTTCCGTCAGTTCTACCCCGGTGGCTTAACAAACTCCACGATGACTGCATACGTGCAGGATGACCCGGATGCTTTGTTTAAAGCCGCAGTGTGTGACACTGGCACAACAACCATCAGTTACTTAAACCGTACTGATGTTAATCGTAACGCTGCTTTGGTTCAGAACTCTGGTTCTACGACCACAGGTAACTCTGGTGTAGCCATCAATGATGCTACTGACACCACGACGACCTTGCCGGTTCGTATTATTGACGTTGTTCCCGAGACAGCAATTGCTGGTTTCCCCGGTTCTTACACGGAAGTTATCGTGAAATGGAACTTTGGTGTGCACCGGTATTACAACGCCCTTGGCGTATAAGGAGCATATTAAATGGCTATTTCCCGCGCACAACTACTGAAGGAACTCCTCCCGGGACTGAACGCTTTGTTTGGTCTTGAGTATGCTCGTTACGGCGAAGAGCATAAAGAGATTTTCGAAACTGAAACCTCTGAGCGTTCCTTCGAAGAAGAAACCAAACTGTCCGGCTTCTCAGCCGCTCCTGTCAAAAACGAAGGTTCTGCCATCGCTTATGACAACGCACAGGAAGCATTTTCTGCTCGATACAACCACGAAACCATTGCATTAGGGTTTTCCCTGACTGAAGAGGCAATTGAGGACAACCTCTATGACTCTCTCAGCGCTCGGTACACCAAGGCTTTGGCTCGTGCTATGGCTTACACCAAGCAGACTAAGGCTGCTGCAATCCTGAACAACGGCTTTGACACCGACTACCCCGGTGGTGATGGTCAGCCTTTGTTTAGTACCACGCATCCGCTAATCTCTGGTGGCGTCAACAGCAACGAACCCGCAACTCCTGCCGACCTGTCTGAGACCTCCCTTGAGGCTGCTGTTATTCAGATTGCTGCTTGGACGGACGAGCGTGGACTGCTGATTGCTGCAAAGCCACGTAAGTTGGTTGTTCCTCCGTCGCTGATGTTTATCGCAACCCGTATTCTTGATACGGAACTGCGCGTCGCTACGGCTGACAACGACATCAACGCTCTGAAGAGCAATGGTTCGATTCCAGAGGGTTACACAGTTAACCACTTCTTGACCGATCCAGATGCTTGGTTCTTGTGTACTGACGTTCCTAACGGCCTGAAGCACTTCGTTCGTACTCCGATGGCTCAGTCGATGGACGGTGACTTTGACACCGGTAACGTTCGTTACAAGGCTCGTGAGCGTTATTCATTCGGATTCTCGGATCCGCTAGGCGTCTTCGGTTCACCCGGATCGCCTTGATGTTGTGAGAGAGGGGGGTTGCAAAACCCCCCTTTTGTTGTATTCTTTAGGTACTAGGATTTATTTAGCCCATACGACTGGCCTAGCAGACGTTATAGAGACTTATGGGCAATGTGCTATAACACGAAAGGTTTATCATGGCTATTACCACGTTTAGCGGCCCAGTGGCGTCGCAAAATGGCTTTGTTGGTGGCACCGCTACCGACCCTATTTCTGTAACTACTGCTCAAAACATCTCCAGTTCTTACGGCTCAACATCGGCTACTACTGGTGATACACGACTTTCTTACAATCGTTTGGCCTTTACCTCGACGGGTTCAGGCGAGACTTTACGTGCTTTCTCTGTTGTGTCCGGTGCTAATGCTGCTACTGGCGGTACAGTTAACGGCGCACATATCTCCCTGTCAGTTAACTCTGGCGGTTCTATTTCTGGTGCTGCTAACGGCCTGCGGGTAACGCTAGGTGGCGCGGCTGGTGTAACGATGGGCGGCACTGTTGCTGCTCTGCAAGTAGATTCTGACTTGACCAACACCACCACGATCCCGTCAAACGCTGCGTTTATCCGTGTAACTAACAGTGGCGCAGGAACAATTACCAATCTGTTTAACCTGCCAGATGCTATGGTTGCCCCGATTGGTGGTACGGCTACTACTGCTACCCAAAAAATCCGTTTCGTTGATTCGGCTGGTACAGCATACTTCTTGTATGCAATCGAAGCCTAATGCAGATAACGAAAGAGTTTTTGCAATCGGAGATCAAGAAAATGGAAGAGCAACGGAACCACGCACATGACGTAGCCGTTGCTTCCCAAGCGGCTATCGACACCATGACGGCGTTGATAGACCGCCTTAATCTCCCCGAACAGGACACGGAGAACCAAAATGGCAACAATGCAATATGATGTATTTGCAACGCAGCCGCTAACAACTACTGGAGATTTCCAAGATCAAGCCAGTAACGATATTAATCGGACTCGTATCAAGACCGTATATGCGGTAAATGGTGCAAGTGCCGGTTCTGTCGTTATTCGTGAAGGTGGTTCTGGTGGCAACGTTGTACTTACTGTAAACACCGCCGCAAGCGGTACGGCTGGATACACCATCATTCCTTTGCCGGGTGAAGGCATTCTGGTCAAAACCGGTACGCTACACGGTACCGTTACTAACACAACCTCAATCGTACTTTTCTACGGATAACCAAAAAATGCAAAATCAAAAAGGTTACACGTTAGCAGGTCGCAAAGTTTTCTTTGGGATTCCTGCCTACGACCACAAGGTTTCACTCAAACAAGCCATCTCGCTAATGCGGTTTGCCCAACAAGCACCGGCTCATGGGATTGAAATTACGATTGGAAGTATTTGTGGGTGTTCCGTGGTATCACGGGCACGTAATCTTTTAGTTCAGGACTTCCTAGAGTCTGATGCAACGGATCTGATGTTTATTGATGCGGATATTAACTTCCAACCAGAAGACGTTATTCGTTTGCTGGCTTGGGTCTCTGAACCAAACATTGATATTGCTGCTGGCATCCCGTGCGCCCGTAAGACAGAAAAGACCTACATTGTTACGCTAGATGAAGATGGGAATGGCGTCACAATGAATGGTATGGGGCTAGTACGCGCCCAGCGTGTGGCTACTGCCTTTATGATGATTAAGCGTGAAGTCATTGAGAAGTTGGTTAAAGACAATCCTCAGTGGAATTACTGGGATGACAAGACCCAGCGCACGCTATCGGCAATCTTTGACTTTGCCGTAAAAGACAACTCTTACGTGGGTGAAGACTACCTGTTCTGTGACCGCGCCCGTGCGGATGGGTTCCAAGTCTGGGTAGACCCAACAATCAAACTAGGCCATATGGGCGTACAAGAGTACGAAGGAGACTTTGGAAACGAAGCCTTTTACCCACGGCTAGTTAAAGACGAGAAGATTGCAAATGGCTAAGACTCCTGCGTGGCAACGCAAAGAGGGAAAGAACCCAAAAGGTGGGCTAAATGCTAAGGGGAGGGCATCGTACAACGCTGCCAATCCCGGCAAGCCCGGCTTGAAGGCTCCGCAACCCGAAGGCGGTTCACGTAAGAAGTCATTCTGTGCCCGCATGACGGGTATGAAAAAGAAGTTAACTAGCGCCAAAACCGCTAACGATCCAAACAGCCGTATCAATAAGAGCCTACGGGCATGGAAGTGCTGATATGGATATTTTTGCCCTAGTTTGGAACGCAGCGCTAACTTTAGCGTCTGCATTTTTTATGGTGGTTTGGTATATGGCTCAGGAAAAGTTTAGAAAATTAGACCAAATTGAGCAAAAACTCAACGACACTCGTGTGGAGGTTGCCCGTGATCACGTTACTAAAGAAGAAGTTCAGCGAATTACTGAGCATATTGACGCAAGGTTTAACCGCCTTGAAGAAAAAATTGACCGACTTATTTCAAAAGGGTAAGTGATGGAACTAAAAGATCTTGCTAATTATGGTTCCTTTGGTGCCGCCATACCGGGTACTCGTTCTTTAAAGAAGGACGAGGAAGAAGAAAAACGCCGGATGGAAGAACAAGCCGCCGCTGAAAAAGCCGCTGCTGAACAAGCCGCTGCCCAAGGTATGAAAAAAGGTGGCAAGGTAAAAATGTCTTCAGCCTCCAAGCGTGCTGATGGTTGTGCTACCAAAGGCAAGACTCGCGGAAGGATGGTGTGAGATGGGAATGAAATCTGGAACAGTAGAGGCGCAACCGGGCGGAGGCTCGTCTGGTGGTAGCGGGGCGATGGGTAGTCTGCTTTCTAAAATGCAGTCTGCTGGCGTTGATATGACTGGTGGAACCGCCCCAGATGAAGGGATAAAGAAAAAACTTCGTGAGATGGGTATTGAAGTTTATAAAAAGGGCGGCAAGGTAAAGTCTGCTTCTGCCCGGGCTGATGGCTGTGCTATTCGGGGTAAGACTCGTGCCTAGTGTTTCAGCCAAGCAAGAAATATTTATGCAAGCGGTGGCTAATAATCCTAAGTTTGCAAAAAAGGTGGGCGTACCAACGTCCGTAGGTCGTGAATTTACGAAAGGAAAAGAAATGAAAAAGATGGCTGCTGGTGGTATGCCGATGGTTATGAAAGATGGTAAAAAAGTCCCAGAATTTGCTGCCGATGGTGTGGGCAAAATGAAAAAAGGTGGCAAAGTTAAAAAGATGGCTGGCGGTGGTCTGGCTGGTGGTCACAAGTCTGCTGATGGTGTTGCTATGAAAGGTAAGACCAAAGGTCGTAAGGTCGCTATGAAGAGTGGCGGCTACATGAAAGGTAAGTGCTAAATGCGGCCTAGCCGGGGAATGGGGATTATCAACCCCTCTAAAATGCCAAAGGCCAAGACGATCACCCGTAAGGATGATCCGAACGAGGTCAAGATGTATGCCAAGGGCGGTGAGTCCAAGGTAAACGAGGCAGGTAATTACACCAAACCCGGTATGCGTAAGTCTATATTTGAGCGGATTAAGGCTGGCGGTAAGGGGGGTGCTCCGGGTCAATGGAGTGCCCGTAAGGCCCAGATGCTGGCTATGCAGTATAAGAAAGCAGGCGGTGGATACAAAGATTAAATTCCCCACCTATGATGCTAATCAGGATGGGAACGTTTTTGAATGGTTAATTAGTACAGCCCAAGACTTTAGGAAGATTAGGCAAAGAGAACGATATGTCGAACTTGAAAAAGCCGCAGCAAAGTCTGAAAGCGTGGACTCAACAAAAGTGGAGAACTAAAAGTGGCAAACCTTCTACGCAAGGATCGCAGGCTACAGGGGAAAGATACCTCCCTTCCAGCGCCATCAAAGCGCTCTCCCCGCAAGAGTACGCCGCGACCACGAAAGCCAAAAGAGCCGGTAAAGCAGCCGGAAAGCAGTTCGTCGCCCAGCCTAAAAGAGTGGCTAAAAAAGTTGCTCCGCATAGAAAGATAGGATGATATGGCTGAAAAGTGGATCCAAAAGGCTATCAAAAAGCCCGGTGCCTTGAAGAAATCTTTAGGGGTCAAGGCTGGTGAGAAAATCCCGGCAAAGAAACTTGCTACAGCGGCTAAAGCCCCCGGCAAACTGGGCCAGCGTGCCCGTTTAGCGCAAACACTTAAGAAGATGAAATGAGTACAACTGGGACGACCACTTTTAACCTAGACCTCAATAACCTCGTAGAAGAGGCTTTTGAGCGTTGCGGTGCCGAGTTACGCTCGGGCTACGATATGCGTACTGCACGTCGTTCCCTTAACTTATTGACGATTGAGTGGGCTAATCGGGGTATCAACCTATGGACTATTGAGCAGGGTTCAATTCCTATGAACCAAGGGCAGATTTGCTACGCCCTACCTGTAGATACCATTGATTTGATGGATATGGTGATTCGTACCCAGACCGGTATTAACCAGTCAGACATCAATATCAACCGGATTTCTAGTAGCACCTACTCAACTATCCCTAATAAGAACGCCCAAGGCAGGCCGATTCAGGTGTGGATTGACCGTCAGAGTGGATATGAGAACATCACAACCAAGACCTTAACCACCACGATTACCGCAACTTCCAACACCATTACCTTAAGTTCTGTGGATGGATTGAACTACGTTGGGTTCATTAAACTGGGTAACGAGACCATTGGTTATAACGAAATATCAGGGAATACCCTACAAAATTGCGTTCGGGGGGTAGATAACAGCACTCCAGCGGGGCATACCGCAGGGGCTATTGTGACGGTTCGCAACCTGCCCAATATCTGTGTTTGGCCTGCTCCAGATCAGTCTAACTTTTATTCTTTTGTTTACTGGCGTTTGCGTCGTATTCAAGACGCTGGTAACGGTATTAATACCGAGGACATTCCTTTCCGCATGATCCCTTGTATGGCGGCTGGATTGGCTTATTACCTGTCTTTGAAGATACCCGATGCCATGAATAGGATTGAGATGCTGAAGGCGTCCTACGAAGAGCAGTGGGCATTAGGGTCGAGCGAGGATCGGGAAAAGGCGTCTTTGAGGTTGGCTCCACGGCAGTACTTCTACTAAGGTAAGTCATGTCCGGCCCAAAGTTTGCCACTGGCAAAAAAGCGATAGCGGAGTGCGATAGATGCGGATTTCGTTACAAACTGAAAGAATTGAAAAAGTTGGTTATCAAGACCAAAAATATCAATTTGCTGGTTTGTCCGACTTGCTGGGAACCGGATCAGCCACAGTTGCAGTTAGGAATGTACCCGGTTTATGACCCACAGGCTTTACAAAACCCAAGGAACGATAAAAGTTATATACAGGCAGGTCTTACAGGTATTCAGACTAACCCGTTAAACTTGCCGAATGAGGATGTAGATGCTTTTGGAACGCCGTCCGGCGGTAGTAGACAGATTCAGTGGGGTTGGGCGCCGGTTGGATTAAATGACCCCTTGCAGTTATCTGGGTTAATCAATAACCTAGTGGCTGGCGGGGAAACAGGAACCGTAACAGTAACAATTACTTAGGAGCAGAACATGGATATGAAAGCAGCATTGAAGGCACACATGGCTAAAAAGGGCGCTAAGGCTCACCCTGATGCCAATGTAAAGAAGTTGGCTAAAGGCGGTAAAACCAACCTACAGATGAAGCAATTAGGTCGAGGGCTGGCAAAAGTTGCCAACCAGAAGAAGGCTATGTCAATGGTTCGTAAAACGGGGATTTAATATGGATAAGCCAGTCAAACAAATACCAATTACGCCCAATAACAGTGGGTACCCTAATAACGTGCCTAATACGCAAACCCAGAAAACTCGTGGTACTGGGGCAGCGACCAAGGGTACGGGCCATAGCAAAAAGATGGGGTAAGTTGTGAACTACTCGACGTTGTTTCAGACCATACAAGCCTACGCTGAGAATAACTTCCCAGATACGGTGGTCGCAACTACCACTGCTACGACGACATCTTTTCTTACAAAAGATCAGGTGGACACGTTTATTCGTCAGGCCGAGCAGAGGATATATAACAGCGTCAACCTCCCGGTAATGCGGGAGAACGTAACGGGTAGTTGTACAAGTGGTAACAGGTTCTTAACCACGCCTACAGATTGGCTTTCCACGTTTTCATTGGCCCGAATTAACGCTGATGGAAGTTACGATTACCTGCTAAATAAAGACGTTGAGTTTATTCGGGAGTCTTTCCCCATTCCTGCCACTACAGGTGCTCCCACTCATTACGCTATTTTTGATGAAAATACGTTCATTTTAGGGCCGACTCCAGACGCAGACTATACTATGGAGTTGCTCTACTACGCTTATCCAGCGTCTATTGTTACGTCTGGTACAACTTGGCTTGGGACTAACTTTGATTCCGCTCTTCTTTATGGATCATTGTTAGAGGCATATGCGTTTATGAAGGGTGAGAAAGATGTCAATGACAACTATGTAGCCCGGTATAATGAAGCGCTTGCCATGTTGAAACAACTTGGCGAAGGCAAAGACCGTCAAGATACATACCGTACAACTCAAGCAAGGGTTCAAGTCCGATGAGCACGATGAGCGAAGTAGCCTTCCTTTTAGGAGGCAGTCAAGTCAAAGTATTAACAACTTCTGGTCGTGGATTTTTGCCAGAGGAAGTTGCCGAACGGGCCTTAGATAAAATTATTTCTGTAGGTTCGCAAACGCACCCTGCTATTCGAGATCAGGCAGAAGCGTTTAAAGATCAAATCCGTCAGGTTTTGGTGTTTTATATGAAAGAAGCCATTAAGTCGCACCATACGACGTTGGCTATCAAGTTCAGGAATGCAGGACATCCTGAGTTTATTAAACTTTTAGATGAATAAAGGAGCCTAACATGGCTATTACGCAAGCAATGACCACATCATTCAAAGCAGAACTTCTGCTTGGAGTGCATGATTTCCGTCCGTCGGCTGATACTGGCGCAGACGTTTTTAAACTCGCTTTGTATACATCCTCAGCCTCATTGGATGCAAATACAACTGCTTACACATCAAGCAACGAAGTTTCGTCTTCCGGTACTAACTACACGGCTGGCGGGCAAGCACTAACTAACACAGGTGTAACGGCAACCAACATCAACGCCAACACCGGCACGGGTTTTACTGACTTTTCCGATGAGACGTTTACTAACGCTAACTTTACTGCTCGTGGCGCTTTGATTTATAACACCACGCCTTCAGCAAACAGCAATGCTAATACCACGTTGACCAATGCATCGGTTTGTG